TTCATTTAAAGCAGTACGTTTCCCTGTAATAAAATTTATATTAGATTGTAATTCTTTAGTTTCGTTTAAAAGTTTATTGTAATCACTTAAACTTTTAGAAGCTTCACGAATTAATTTAACTTTCTCAACATGTGCATTAATGTCATCGTCTTTCTTAGCCATTCTTTACTATTTTTATCGCACCTTTACCATATAGTTTACAACTAAGGTCTTTATTACAAAAATTTATTTTTACATTATAAATTGATGGTTCTAACTCTTTTAATATTTCTAATTCCCAATGACCTTGTTTTTTAGTGCCAATTTTAATTATATTACCTTTTTGAATTTTACCAGTGTATAATTTATTATTTTTAATTAATTTATGTGAAGCGTTAACAATAACACTATTCGTTAATAATTTAAATCTAACGTCATTTCCTTTAGTTAAGTAAGAGTCGCTGGTTGATTTCTGATTTAAAATTTTATTAATTTGATTAACACCTTTAGGGGATGCGTTTGTTAATGTATCCCAAAAACTTGGTGTTTTTTCAATAGCCTGTAAGAATTCAGGGCTAACTTCAATCTTATCAATTAACTCTTTTTTAGTGAGTTCTCTTTCTTCATCACTTTCTAAATCTTCATCACCTTTATGAACCTCAATTGCTATTATATTATTTATTGGTAATAATTTATTATTTGAATACAGATTCAATACTAAATCATTATTTTTAAATTTAACTAAATCATTAAAATCTAAATAAATGTTACGATTTCTAAAAATATTAGCTAATTTATCCATTCTACCACTATTAGCATTACCACTTTCACTTTCAGTTTCAATATCTTCTAACGTACAAGTCAACCGTTTAGGTTCAACCCCAACAACCTTCAATAAGATAGTATTCACTAAAACCACATTTTTACCTTTATTTTCTTCCGATGAAATATAAATAACATCACCTTCCCCTGTAGTCTTTAATTCAGAGTTCATATCATCTATTCTTTGAACATTTTCTGGGTCATGTACATCAATTACTTCAATATCACCACCACTTTTACCAGTTAAAAATTCTTTTACAGATAATTTCTCTTCTTTACCTTCAAATTTAGAGCTTTTTTTATCACTATCATATTCATGTAAAGTGAGTATACTATCTACCATAGCATCTTTAGTAAAAGTATACCAGATTTCACTTTGTTTATCCACCATAACAATCCTACCAGCTAAATTTTCAACTATCTCAAATGCCCTTTCAGACCCATCCTTTAAAACAAGTCTAACCATATTGCCATCAGCCATTGATGAAAAACTATCCTTTAACTGAGCTTCAATCAATAATGAATTGAGAATACTAAAAGCTTTCGTTATATCAACCATAATAAATTCTTTTTATATAAATATCTAATAATAATAAAACCCCTAAAATTTAGGGGTTTTTTCTATCTTGGTGTAAATGTCCTTGTTTGGCTATTTTTACCTGTTTTAACTACTTTAGCACCAGAAGATTGTTTTTCTTCTGAATCTAAGTGTTCGTTTTGTAATGTAATAATAAAGAACCTTCTTTCGTAAGTCGGCATTTTCATTACATCGTCATAAGAAAACCCTAAATGCTTTTTACAAATATAGATTTCCTCAAGTAAATGACGTTTATACTCCAAGTTCAGGCCAAAAAAATGATAGGTTAAGGGGAAGAAACGTGTCGATTGACCCACCCCCAGGAGTCTGAACAGTGATATTCATATCAATGCCAGATTCAATTTCATTAACTTTTTTTCTAAAAGTCCTAACGTCACCAATTCTCATTTTCTTATCAATGAAATCACTAACGATTTCTTTATCATAATTACCATCAATTGCAATAATTTGCCTTTTCAAAGTATATGTTGATGCATCATTAAATTCGGGGCCAGATTCTTCAGTCATTTTTTCAATATGCTCTTCAATCTCATCAACATCACCAACATTTAATAATCTATAAGTAACTGTACTTTGACTAATAGGTAATTTATATGTAAAGTGACCATCTTCATTAGGTTTTTCAGTTAAATACTTAATACCCAATTTAGACAAATCTATTTCAGCATCAAATTGTTTATACTCATTTTCAGGGTCTGATAATTTAATATTGTACATTGCACCATAACCAGTAGCACGTAACCAAATCATGATTGCATTCCTGTCTCCAACATGTAAATCTTTATATTTAATTGAAGAATCTAACATTTTTCTATTAATTAGAATTTCTAAAAATTTTCCTGACTTTAAAAGGTTTGGGTTTGTGATGATATTCTCATCCATAGCGTTTAAATAAGCTACTTTTAATGAACTTTTACAGTTTTTGTATAATAACCCTTCACTTGGCAATTTTATTAGGTCAAACGGTACGTTTTCTTGTGGTCTACTTAATTCGGCATATTTATCCTCATCAGGTAACTCAAAATTTTTGTGTGATTTAACTTCGGGTTGTGAATAAGTGATTTTAGCTTTACTTTCATCGATAAAATCCGATTCAATACCTTGAGACTCTGCTTTTTTCTTAGCAACTAATTCGTCTCTTAATCTTAGCTGTTCAGATAACTTATCAAGACTATCTTTAGTCATTTGGGCTTGAGCATCTAACTCACCATTAGGTTTATTCTTTTCGATAACACCTATTTCATTACTGGCTTGGGCAGCAATTTTAGTGCCCGTTTCGTTAGCCTCTTTCATAGCGTCAGACATTTTATCTGATGCTGGAAATACTTGTGGTTTATTTTCCATTTTAAAAAACTTGTTTAAATATATTATATACTATAAATACTTAAAGTAAAGTTTTTTTTTACTAATCTAATTCCATATCGGTGATTCTTTCACCATCTTCATCAGAAAACCATTGACTACTTTCAACATCAGTTGGTTCTGGTTGATTTAATAGACACCCACAATCTTCTTCAATTTCTTCAGTTTCCTCAATAGTTTCCATATCATCACCTAAAAACATCGCTTCATCAATATCTTCTTCATTGGCATACTTCCCATCCCAACTAAATGCACTTTCATTACATCTTTGTTCAAAAAGCATATTAGCTTTTTTCATTGCAATTTTTTTATCTTGTCTTCTCATTGTTTTTTACTTTATCATAAGCTTCAAACCCATAATGGTCATCAACAAAAGTTTTGATATCATTATCATTATATTCTAACGCTTCCCCATTTTCAATAGCTTCTTCTGGTGAATAATCTGCTAAATAACCACCATGTTTTGATGTGATACTATGTAAGTGTTTTGCTTTTTCTAAATCACTGTATAATATATAGGCATCACCATAAATACCATTACCATCTCGCTTAACAACCATCAAATCAACACTACTATTATCTTTAATGTATTTATTGAACCATTTTTCAATAAATGGGCCAAGAAGAAATGCCACATTTCTATCCCCTTTTAAAACGGACATCATGGCACCCCAATCAGTGTGAGCGTCACTAGCACTAATTGTTTCATTTAAATATCTTTGTTCAAAAAGAAGGTTTACCTTCTTCATGTGTATTTTTTTATCGTACCTTCTCATTATTTTAACATTCTAGATAATTCAGGAAATATGTCTGGAACATATGTATACTCTATTTTTTTCTCCTGAATCGTTGGGTCTTCGGCATTAACCCTTTCTTGAAAACGCTTATTAGCTTCCACCATAGCCGTTTTTTTATCTTGTCTTCTCATAACTTTTATAAATATTTAACCCATGCCCAGAATTTTCTAGTTTTAAGATAATCTGGGTTTCCTTCATTTGTTTTAGCCTCTCTTTCAAAAGAAAGGTTTTGATATGCTTTAGTACCAAATATAAATAATTTAATAAACCACTCTAATGTATAAAAAACATAAAATGGTATTACCAACATTTCAATTTGTTGTTTTATATGAATACTTTCATGTCTAATTATATTTTTTGGGTTATTTTTATACTTCTCACGTAAGATTATAAATGGGAATAATGTAATTCCACCTATTGACATAAAAATGCTAAGGTTTTTTAAAAAGTTGTCGTTGTATTTAATTATTGGTATCTTCATAATTATAAATAGTTTATTAAATAAAAAAAACCACTTTAGTAGCGAAACTTAAGTGGTTTTAATAGCCGTTAGACTATAATCGGTCCTAAACCGTTTATTTTAATTTTTCTTGTTCTTCAATTTCTTGATTATCAATATCTTCATATATATCTTTTAAAGTTTCACCTCTAGTGACCCTTTTATAAATTATAACCCCAAGTACTAGTGCTATACATGCTATTCCTAAAATATTTTGTATCTCCATTTATCTTTATTTAATTTTTATAATTATTTAGAATAATAAAATTGCTCTATCAAATCTTAATGTTGCGTTAACTTCAGCTATCCCATCATCTTCCATTGATAAATCACCAAATCCAACGTTGGTTAACATAGTCCCTTGTAATTGCCATTTCTCAACAACAACTCCAGTTGGGTCTAACATTTCTATTTCAACATCTTTTTTATATCCAGCAGCATAACCTTGTCTACCTGTTACAGATTCAGATTGTAATCTAACCCATTCCATAATAGCTTGAGATGTAGATGGTCCAATAGCGTCTCTAAACACTACTTCAATAGTTTCCCATGTAAATCTACCAATAACCCACGTTGATGTGTTTAAGAATGGTATTTCAACTTCGCCTTGCGTAATTGAAGGACGTGATGCGCTAGATAACCACCATTGTTGAATACCTAATTCAGCTGGAAATCTCATTAACCATCTATTCTTTTTCTTTGGCTCATAAGGTACTGGCATTTTCATTAGTAAATCACTCATAATATTTTTGTTTTAATTTTTAAATTGTTTATTTAATAATAAATATGTAAGGAAAGATTTATTTTCCCTTACATATTATATTTTTTTTATACGTCTTCAAAAGAAGCACCAGTATTCATTACAACAAATTCAACAGTTATGAACTCTAAAGCTCTAGTTGGTTTGATGAAAATTCTACCATTTAACTCACCTCTATCAATTGATTCTGGTGAAGTATCAACTTCCACACGGAAATCTGTAAGACCTCTTTCACTTCTAATGTTTTCAAGAATTGGGTTAACCAATGACTTGAATTGATTTCTTACTACCTCATCATTTTGTTCAAATAATAATCTTATTGATACAGCAGAAATTAATTTTCTAGCTTGTAATAATAATCTTCTAACGTTAAGTCTGTTTAATGCAGTTTCTTTAACTTGTAAGTTTTTATTACCAAATATAATTAAACCTTCAGAAGCAAACGTTGCGATTGGGTTAATTCTACCCTCATACAATGTATCTCTTTCATCTAAAGTTAATTTTTTTCTTGCTTTGATACCACTTACAACACCTCTTTGAACACCCGCCACAGCAAACCATGGGAATGATACATTATCAGTTAATGCAATGTTTCTAACAACATCTCTAGTTGGTGGTAAGTAAACTAATACTTCATTATCACTATCTTTTACTTGTATCCAAGGCCAGTATGTTGCAGTATAGTTACTATCTATTCCTGTGTTATCTAATCTATTAACTAAATCATCAACCTCAATCACCGCTTCATTTTCATAATCTGGTGTTGTTGCAATATATATTGAATCACATCTTTTTTCTTCTACCATTTCAATAGTAGCGTCAACTAAATTTGTATTATTTAAAGTATCAATACCTGGTGTTGCTAATACATTAATGTTAATTGCTTCAGGGTTATTGAAAGTGTTAATTGCTTCAAAATAAGCATAGTAATCAGAAGTAGTTCCTTCGTCACCAGTACTTGTTATTTTTATATCAATCGCACCACTAGATTCAGCTAAATCACTTTTAGTTTGACCTTTAGCGTAAGTGTCGGTATTAGTTCTACCATCTCTATATATATCCCATCCATCAAAACCACCGTAAGGTGCCATCGTGAATTTTCTTGAATAAATTTTATTATAAGTAGTGCCAGTTAAATCTAAATCATCGTCAGTTTTAAATGGATAAAGACCAGCGTCTAATATAGAACCATTGACTGTCAATCCACTCGCATCGATATCCATATGGAATCCATTAGTCATACCACTTGTTACCGTAATATCAGTACCTAAGTAGTTAAAGAAATTTTGGTCAATACCTACAGTATCAGATAAACCTAAATAGATTTTTCTAATTTTAGAGTAAGGTAAGTATTCGGTATTATAGTTAATTGAAGGTGCTAATTCACCACCACTGTAAACCCTTGCAGGTAAACCTGTGAAACCAGCTGGAAATGAAGTTGATGTATCTTCATCAATATCCAATTCAAGTAATACGTAATTTGAATTAGATGCGTAAAAACCATCTAACGTACCGATTCTTCTACCAATAAAATTATCAGAAGTTGGGTCCATAGTACATCTAGAATATCTTTCTAATGTAATTGGATTTGCGTCAGTATCGTAAAATGCTCTAACTCTAACATCGAATTCTCTAGCGTCAGGTTTAATATTTTCGATAGAAATTTTAACTTCTGAATTTGCAGAAGTACCATCAGAAATTGTAATTAATCTAAATAATTTTTTAATAACCTCACCATTAACCTCTGAGATAACCCATGGTGTAACAGCTGGTAAATATTCAGTTTTGTAATCAGAAAATGTAGTTCCATTATCAACCAAAGTTGTACTTAATCCAGTTATTTCTACATTAGTGATTAATTCTTCTAACATATTAGAATAAATTTCTTCAACATAAATAGGGGCTTGACCAACATCAGCTTTAGTTCCTAATACTCTAGTAATGAAACTTTTCTTTGTAGAATCAAGTGAAACTGTATAAGAAAACCCAGAACCACTAAGAGTGAAATCTGCTTTAGCGTCAGTTGTTGAACCAGTTAAAGTTGGGTCAATTGATAAATCACTTGTACCCCAAATTAGGTTTTCAGAAGCGTCATAAGAAGCTCTACTTCTTAAAAGTGCTATTACTTGGTTATTATCGGCTGTTATAGCCCAAGATTGTCCAGCATCATATCCTGAAAAACCTAAAACTCTTGTTACATAAAGTTGATTTGATTTTGTAAAATATGATTTTGCTATATATGGCAATTCATATTTTGGGTAACCAGTGTCGGTAACTTTTGTTGCGTTTAACCCACCAAAGAATGATTTGAACTCGTTAAAGTCAGAAACAAATATTGGTTGGAAAGCTGGACCTTTTGTGGTCTCACCAACTAACCCCAATGTTGTTACACCAACTTGACGTGTTACGAATGATAAATCTTTTTCTGAAGTATAAACTCCTGGGCTTACGAATACTCTATTGTTAGAACTCATTTAAATTATTTTTATTTTTTTTGTTGTAATTACTTATTTCTAAATAAATATGTAATTTTTTACCAAAAGTTTTTATGATGTATGTAATACATCATAATTAGTAGGTTTTTTGTCATACTTTTGTCATACTTATATAGAAAAGCCTTATGAAGCGGTCTAAAAACTTAAAAATAACTCCTACAACTCACAAAATATTAAAAGATTATTGTGAAGAACATGGATTAAAAATGTTCGGCTTTGTTGAGAAAATAATTAAAGATACTTGTAAAAAACCAACTGACTTATACGGTGAATAACCTCACTTATATAAATATGAAATAATTATGGGTTATTTGGTTTGAGTTTTAATAATTCAGAATTAACATTAACTGAATGTTGAATATCATCACTTTTTGATGTGATATCAGATAATACTTTCCCAGCTGAATCTGTAGTAGTGTGACCACTTATAACGTTTTCATCCCAAACTGCATCCGAGATACTTTTATTTCTTTCTTCTATTGTTAGGGCTCCATTATCAGTTAATTTATAAATACCACCTAACCTAACTTTACCACTAGTACAAGAACTATCTATCACGATTTGCCCTTGGTCGAATTCAAATGTGTTATCTTGTGCCCCCGTAATATTTATCAATTTAACACCACCACCATATTTTCTAAATGCTATTGGTATATCTGAATTGTTAACATCCAATGTCACAGTACCCTGACCTGGTACACCACTAACACAATTAATGAGATGTATATTTTGACCACCAACAATGTTATTTAATTGAATCGCTGGTGTAACGCCCACATCACCCCTAACTATACAATCCCTAAATATTGTTGGGAAAACTGTAGAACCAACATTCGATATGTTTTGCAAGGCACAACCGTCAATAAATAAATAACCACCAAACTCACCAGATACTATGGTATTTTTAATGGTGGTCCTATTGGTAGTATTACCTGATACAAACAATACAAAGCTATTTAAATTATTTTCACCAATTAATGTTATATCAGAGACATCTATATCTGTAAGAGATAGCGTACCTTCAAATAATATTTCATGTAACCCACGAGTATTTAATATTGTTAATGCATCAACTATATTATTAACTGGGTGCTGAATCGTTCCAAGGGGGAATTTAGTACCACTTTCGCTACTATTGGTATTTAGGGTGATATGACCATTGAATGCTGCTAATTGTAATTGGTCAGGAAAAATTACATGTGTCACATCTACCAAAGTAGTACCTGTTGAATTGTCCGTTACTTCGGCTATCCCAGTAATTCTAATATTACCGCCAGTAATCGTATTCTCTAGCGTAATATGCCCACCAGTGGCAATATTAATCTCAACATTTTCAAGACCACTTTTATTTCTTAAATGGATATCACCAGAATAATTTCTGATAGCTAAACTATTTCCACCACCATTAAAATCAATTGCAGGTGAATTCCCATCAAGAACCAACCCATCATTACAATCTATGAATGACGTAAGACCACTAAGACTACCTAAAGTAATTATACCCTCTAATATACAACGTTGAAACGTCCCCTCAACGGTCTCGACATCGATGATATGTGAATCATTAAAGTTGGCTGAATTATCGAATACACCAGTAATTGTTGCGTTGAATAAATTAATTTCACTTATTAATGCACCCGTATTAAACGTTAGAAAAGTTTTTTCTGCTGATTGACCAATAATAATATAACCCTCTAAATTATCTCCAGTATCAAAAGTATAATCACCCCTTACGTAAATTGTATTAAACCCCCTTAACTCGGCAATCAATACGGCATCAGGTACGTTATTAACAGGTAATTGCGGTGTACCTCTAGGGAAAACAGTTCCATTCGTTCCGTTAATAAAATCTAGTGTTACCCCACCGTTATATGAAGAAAATTCAATCGCTTGATTGGAAATAAGACCAGCAGCATTCGCTGAACGAATAGAAACTTGATTTAAATTAACCACATCACCAAGATTACTATTTGCCCCAATTAAATTAACAGCATATTGACCATCTTCAAATGTCATGGTATAACCATTAATAATTTCAATAACTCTAGCATATACAATACCACCCAATAATACCTCAGTATTATGTACATGGGTATTAGGGTACGCTATTCCATCTTCATTATCTTCTAAAGCCTTTAATGTTAACCTAAAATCGTTGATATTTAATTCTCTAATTTCAATCGGTGTTGTTTGCTTTAGAGTTAAATCAGCTTTAGGAATATTAATTACTCTAGTTGACCAAGTTATTGTTATTGCCATTTACTTTTTATTATTGTTTGAATTTTAATAATTCTTGTTCTAAATTTTGTATTCTATTCCTATAATCTTCTTTCATATCATTATTGTTAGTTAATGCACCAATCATTAACTTTTGGTTAATGATATTAGTTTCAGTTAAGGATGTTATAGATTCCTTTAACTTAATAATCTCGTTTGTTAAATCGACTTCTTTAACTTCTAATTTTTCAATCGCTAATATTGCAGTTTTTTGTAAATTTCTAAGTACGATATGCTTATACCTTAATTCTTCAATATCCAATAATAAATCATCTTTGATATCATCTTCGATATGTTCTGATTTAATTAAATGTTCCATATTTTTATCTTCCATAATTTTTTAATTTTTTACTCATCAGGAATCATTTGAACATTTAGGTTCAACCCTGATATATTATCTATTGTAGCACTTATTGGTGACGTTTTATATAAATCACCCGTTGTTGCTCTTCTTACCCTACCTCTAATGGGTTGAGACGAAGCTATTGACCTAGTATCTGTTATCACACCAGAAGCGTTAGTAACCCCATCTACAAATATAGTGGTAGATGTGATTGTCCCAACTGCTGGAGATGTTGGACTACCAGATGTTGTGTATGTATAAGCATTTACCGTTGTGACCGTAATCGTTTTAATTCCGTTATATTCATCTAAGGTAGCACCTATTATATTAACTTTATCACCAGTTGTTAAACCATGTGCTGTATGTGTTACTGTTGCTGTTGTAGCCGCATTGGTGATTGTCACACTTTCTCGATAATTCTCTGAACCACCAGAAAAAGCTCCGACAGCCACTCTAGCTGCATTAACTGCCAATCCAGTTGAAATATCTGTTACAGTTATTGTTGTTGTAACTTGCCCCGCAACCACATTTACAGTCGCCCCAGCAGTTCTAATTGATGGTATAGTATATCCAGCTCCAACATTAATAGTTAATGTACCAGAACCCACGTTTACGTATATCGCTTCATTTCCTGTTGAACTTGTAGAAGCTGGCGAAGCTGAAACTCCAACCACATAACCTTCTAATGTATTATCCCAATCCATTGTACCATCACCAACAGTATTCAATTCTACAGCGTGATTAGAACCATCACTAATAAATGAACAATCGGTAATTAGCCCTAAATCGGTTGATAATACTGACGCAGATGCAGTACAATTATCGAAAGTTGACTGGTCTATTGTTGACCCACCTTGGGTAACTAACTCACATCTAATAAATGATACGTTATTAATTACCGCATTAGATTGAAATATAAAAGTACTCATATCAGTAAAAGTGCAAGTGTCAACAGTAAATCCAGCGTTATCAATCATTTCAAACTCACCTTTAGAACGAGTACCTAAAGCTGATATATTTATGGATTCCCATAATACATTTGATGATGCGTTATTAACTTCTATTCTATTAAATGAAGTTGAAACCATTTCGGTATCTTCAATATTTATTACAACGTTGGAATCTCTCATATCTACCAAAGTACCTGACAACCCTAAACTCATCAACCCTTTCCATAAATATGAACCACCTACATCTTGAAACAATCCCCAACGCCCAGTTGTTGGATTATCATTTACTACCGCCATTTCATCGAAAGTTGCATACCCATTTGCCAAATCTCCGTTGGTAAATCGTACTTCACCCCTACCATATCTGATTATATCTATTGTATATGAGTTACCCTTTGCTGGTGATTGTGTTGGGCAGTTAACACCCACACCAATGGTATTATATGTTGTGTTTGGTGAACCCTGTGTTTGAGTCGCTAATCCCGTTTCTGTTGGGTCTACTACAAAGTTTAACCAACCACCATATGCATAAGTCCCTGAACCACCCACGTACCATCCTCTGTAATTTGCACTCGTATTACCAACCAACATTCGTAAACCACCTTGTGCTTTTGTACCCAATGCGTTTGGTGCGAACCATTTAAACCACACAAAATAACAAGTTTCACCAGCAGTCCAAGTTGGTTGTGTTCCCGTATAAACCAAAGCACCTAAACCTGATTTTCTCATAGCCTCGGATACACACACAGTACCGTAAATTGCTAAATCCGAATCAACTTCACCAGAACCATTTAATTGTAGCATTCCAGTTGGTTCGACTATACCCGTTACGGTTGTCATATCTTTATATGTCAACAAATCTGTTGCGTATACTGCTGCTGCCATTAGTTAACTTTATTATATTCGTTCATTATTATTTTTTCTATGATTTCCTTTTTATGACCTTCAGCTAAAAAGTATTCATTTGGTGTATTTGTAAAAGATGAAATTACTACCGATATACCACTTTCATTCAAACTCTTAATGTATTGACTTACAATTGGAGTTTTACAAGAACCTATATCTTTTGGTAATTCAATCCCAAAATATATTTTAGTGGTTACTTTTTCAAAAGTCACCCTACATTCGTTAGGTCGTAAACTTATATCCATATCATCTGAGTCTAAATATAGACAATTAAAATTTCTACAAGAATTAGGTCTACTATTATAAATACCACAACCTTTACTTAAGATACAATCACCACACATAACACTCGCTGGTTTATTTATCTCTGGTATTGGTAATAACTCACAACATAACGTGCAATCCCCACATTCTTTACTTTTATTTGATTTTTCCATAAAAAAATATCCTTATCTTATTAATAAATATAATAAGATAAGGATAATTGTAAAGTATTTTAATTTAATCTCTAATTACTCATCCGTAATCCTAGAAGCTACCGTTGAACCACCCGCAGCACCCAAAGTACCCGCTGATTCAAACGTTTTAATTGGCGTTACCTTACCATCTCTAACTCTAACAAATAAATCTCTTGGAGCATCGAATACCGTTGTGAAGGATTCAGAGGTCGCAGCAACATCTTTATCAATATATGATACATATGCATTAGCACCGTTAGTTACGTCATCAGGAAGTGTCCCAGTCAATGTAAATGTTGAACCTGCATATGAAGTATATGGTATTCTATTATAAACACCTAAATCACCTAATACTCTGATAGTACCAATAGCTGGAGTATCAATAGGGATTGAAGCTTGCATAACAATTGTACCAGCTCCAGAAGAAGCAGCAGTTGAAGCCATTTGGTCTATTTGAAGTACACCACCACTTCTTGGTCCTACCAAGATTCTATCTTCAGCTATTTCAAGACTTGAAACAGTAAATGTAACGTTGTTAGGTGGAATTTGTGTACTACCTGATAAATCTTGAATTGTATCAGTCGCTACTAAATCTCCATCATCAACACCCACACCAAATGCACCAATAAGTGAACCTGTATATGAACCTAAGAAAGTCTTAGGAACCGTTTTAGCTGCGGTTGTACTTGAAATTGCCGTTGCTGTTGATGTTACACCTGAAATTGATTCAGTAGATGGAAGTATACCAGTTAAAAGTTGTACCCACATAATTGTACCACTAGTCGTACTATCAATTGCTAATAAGTTTGCAGTACCTGTAGCCCATCCAACCACTTCTGGTTCTTGCCATATTCCTGTTACTGTGTTTATAAGGATTTCGTGAGTTACACCTAAGAATAATTCACCTGGTTGTCCATAAAGAGTTTCAGTAGTTCCATTACCAGAAGAGTATTTAATATATTCCCAAAGTCCTTTAAGCCCATCACCTGAAGTGTCAGCACCATAAGTCCATAATGAGTAATAAGGTTGGTCACCCGCACCGTTATTTAAATCAATAAGGTTGTAACCTTCGTTTAAGTTTGTTGTGTGTGTATAACCTGTTACACCTGAATAAGCAGTTGTATTTTGTGCATCTGGTGTTGTACCTAGGGCAGCCACCGACTCACCTTGTCCAAGTGTCACGTTGAAGAAATCATAAGTATCTCCCCAATGTCTCGCTTGCACTCTAATTCTTTTACCATCAATATCACTACCACCAGTTCTTGATTTAATTAAACAACGGAATAAGATACCCGATGGGGCATCACCATTAAAACCACCAGTTGATTGGTCACCCCAGAAAGGAGCTGTATCAGTAGTGGTAAATTGGTATAAATCGTTATTTTGGATTACCATTATTTGTGTATTGATGTTATTTACAGCACCTAACACTCTTAATCCTGAATATAATTCAGCACCAGAAGCTTGAGAAATAGAACCATCAAATAAATGTTCGCCCATCGTATCATCGATGTTATAATTTCCAAGAAGTGTGATAATATTATCCGTACTTCTATCAGAAGGTGTATCACTTGTGATATCCACAAAATCATCGTTTATTGAAGAAGCATCATCCGCTAATGCGCCTAAAAATCTGTGTAACTCAAGTACTGTGTAATTTGTAGTCGCACCACCCGTCCATCTAATGTCACCATTTGATGCAATCGATACGTCCGTGTCTAATATTGCCATGTTTTAATTGTTTTTAATTTTTACTTTTTTATGTTTATTATAAATATGTAATATTTATTAAAAATACAAATAACTTAACCTATTTGACCATAATTTATCTAACGTCTCTTCTCCATTTGACCAAAATGCTGTATATGTGGACCCAGAAATAGTGTCCATTTTTCTTATCTTACAAGCATTAATTTCACCATAACCAATGTAAGTTGTAGTGCCAGAGGTTTCACATGAAAATGTTATTGGTCCACCAATAAAATACCTATCATCTAAATTTACTTGAACGGTACCACCTGATAATCTATTAAATTCTAATACACCATCAGATGTATTAAAGGTAGCCCCAGTTAAATAATCATCAGTATTAGCACTTGTATCACCTGATAACGCATATCTATTATCTAAATTATAAACAACAGTACCACCTGATAACATAGTCAAAGTTACATCACCAGTAGTTATATTAAAATCACCACTAGTTACATAATCATCGGTATTTGTACTTGTATCACCTGATAAAGTATATCTATTATCTAAATCAACTTGAACTGTCGAACCTGAAATTCTAGTCAATTCAAGAATACCGTTTAAGGCATTAAATGATGCTGAAGTTACATAATCATCGGTATTTGTACTTGTATCACCTGATAAAGCATATCTATTATCTAAATCAACTTGAACTGTTGAACCTGATAATAAATTTAAACTCAATACCCCATCATTTGGGTTAAATGTGGCTCCAGTTAAATAATCGTTATTATTAGTGTCTGTAAATCCTGTTATAAAACCTGTGTCATTATTTAATGATGATAAGTCATGTGTATGTCCTGTTAGGCTATATCTATCATCTAAATCTACGTTAAATGTACCGCCAGATAATCTAGTGAATTCTAATAACCCATTTGAAGTGTTAAAAGAAACCCCTGTAACATAATCATCGGTGTTTGTACTTGTATCACCTGATAAAGCATATCTACCATCTAAATCTTCGGTTATTGTATCACCTGATAACGTTGTTAATGCCAACACTCCTGTTGCAGTATTAAATGTCATTCCCGTAACTACGTCACTAGAATCATTTGAATTATCGGTGAAATTAGTGGTTAATATATTACCGTCTCTTTGTTGAAGAGTAATTGTTTTTGTGTTAGTACCACTTACAGTTATACCAGTAATTGAGTCGTCATAAGCTATATCCCAATTAATTGAATTATCTGTGAATCCAGTTATTTCAGATATATTATGTGTGTGACCTGTTAAAGTGTATCTACCATCTAAAGGTACGTTAATTGTATTTCCAGAAACAGTTTCTAAAATTAAGTCACCAGACCCAGTATTAAATGTAGCACCTGTTATGAACTCAACTGTTGTCCCAGTTGTACCACCACTAATTAATACAGTCTCAAATACAAATGTCTTATTAATATTACTCATTATTTAACTAATCCTTTAATTTCAAATTTAGCTTCTTTTGTATCATCTCTATCAACAGTTAACACCATTTCTTCATTAGCTGAGATGTTAAATGGAAATGTTTGTTGGATACCATTAATTGCTATATTTACATTTGTGACATTTATCACATAATTTATTGATGTTATAAGTGCGTCATATGCACAATTAATAATAAACTCATCAGTAAAATGATTCGCTTTTATAATCACATTTAAAGATATCTCATCAATATCTTTAAATGACCTAATAACCACTTTAGGTTTAATTACTTTATCTATTATTTCAGTAAATATGATAGCTCTATTAATTGTTGGAACGAATTCATAATCATCTTCATCTAAAATATATCCCAATACTTTCATTTCGAAATTTTGAACGTAAAACCTTCTTCTATCAAAATCGTTTATTTGACTTTCATCACCAATTTTTTCTAAATGAATAGGCATTGGATGTCCATTCACATTGATATAGTATTGCCTTGATTGAAATGTTAATTGAGACTTTCGATTAAACATATTCAAATCTTTCATTCTATTACAAAAGAATCTAACTTCATATGTAACGTCAACTGACGTAGGTTGTGGAATTTTATATAAATCACCACCCTTACGACCCCCGTTAAAAGTAGGTACTTTCATATATGTATATAACTTATTACCTGGTATATTCCATATACCAGCTTGGTTAGTACCAACTTGGATGTCAGGTTTTCTGACTATAGTAATGAAGGGTATTTTAACATTTTTAAATTTATCTGAAGTATCCCATAATTTAGAAAATTCAGCCCACCTTTGAATTGTTAGAAAAATGACTGGGACTTTCACTCCATTAACCTCTATTTCTAAAATATCATCAACAAATTCAATAAAAGTCTTGTCAATATCCTCATAATAGATACTTTTTGGTAAATAACTTCCTTTATAATCTATATCATCAAGATAATCTTGTCTCTTTTCAGGTCCAACATTCTGATTTATAAATTTTACATTTTTTTTATATCCTTGTGACATACAATATTATTCTTCTTTAAACTTAACATTACCTCTATTAATTGTTGGAATGTGTTCATAATCATTTTCATCTAAAATATATCCCAACACTTTCATTTCGAAATTTTGAACATAAAACCTTCTTCTATCAAAATCGTTTATTTGACTTTCATCACCAATACTTTCTAAATGAATAGGCATTGGATGTCCATTCACATTAATATAAAATTGTCTGGAATTGAAAGTAGTTTGAACCACTTTATGTAATTTATTTAAATCTTTCATTCTATTACAAAAGAATCTAACTTCATATGTAACATCAACTGATGTAGGTTGTGGTATTTTATAAGTGTCCATACCTTTACGACCATCGATGAACGTAGGTACTTTCATATATGTATATAATTGCTTACCAGGTATATTCCATATACCAGCTTGGTTAGTACCAACTTGAATATCAGGTTTTCTAACTATAGTAATGAAGGGCATTTTAGTATTTTTAAATTTATCTGAAAAAGTCCATGTTTTAGAAAATTCAGCCCACCTTTGAATTGTTAGAAAAAGAACTGGGACTGATTCACCATCGATAGATATTATCATCTCTTTATCAACAAATTCAATAAAAGTTCTATCAATATCCTCATAACCAACACTTTTTGGTAAATAACTCCCTTTATAATCTATATCATCAAGATAATCTTGTCTCTTTTCAGGTCCAACATTCTGATTTATAAATTTTACTTTCTTAATAAAACCTTTAGGTAATCCCATAATATAATTTTAATTTTTATAATTTAACTCTTAAATCCCGTTAAATTCATCTTCGTTAGCAATTGTGCAATTTATTATTCTATAAGCACCCTTGTAACCTATTATTGTATGTGCATTATCATAGTTTTTTTCGCCAGCATCAGTCACGTTATAGTAAACAACATCGGTTTCATTAATATAATAGCCAACATAATCACCAAGCGAAACATCAACTCTAAGTTCATTTAAATGTTGAGAATAAACAATAAATTTTAAATTACCATCTTCTAAATAACGCATTGAACTTGAATTATAAGTTTTATTTTCAGCCTTTTCAATAATTGGCATAACATACAACTCAATTGGTGGTAGGAAGTTTATTTCACTAGCACTAGCTTCATTATAAATATCATCGGATTGCGTAGTTTCTCTATCAATTCTATATAATATAACGGTAAAATTACCATCACCTTCTATGGCTTCACGACCCATTTGTATTTCTAAATCATAATCCCTACTAGAAAAGAATTTATTTATTCTTTTAATTGGTATTCTCCTTTTATTTGACTCCATATTAATTAACTATATAATGATAAATATTTAATAATCACTAAATAGTTCTAAGCTATTCACTTTTTCATGAAAATAAAGTATATTAACAATATAATATATTGTTAAAGTTCAAAAAAATATACCATTTTGATAAATTTAGAAGACATTAAAAGTAGAGGTGCAATAACCCTACTACAAACATATAATGGAATTAATCCATACCTAAAAGCGTTGAAGAAAAAACTCATTAATAATGATAAAGTTGCGTTAACTGAGGGTCAGGTTGAATACATTAATAAGTTCTATGATGTAGAACCCCAAGTTATAAATCGTGTAGTCTCTATAAACCCCTTGTTAGGTGAATCACTTAAAGACAAACACAAACTTTCTTTTTTACCTGAAAAAATGCTTATACAGGCTATGCTTGCCGACCAAGAAAAGACATACCATGTATATGGAAAACTAAAAAAAAATCAAAAGAATGCGGAGATGTATTGGTTACCAAAAACATTAGTTTTAGATGACCCATATTTTACTGAATGTGAAGTTGAAGTTAATTGGGAGAAATATGAGGAAATGGATGTAATGGGTAGACACCCTTACGAACACCAAAAAGAAGGTATTAAATTTTTAGTATGTAGGAAAGGTGCTATATTAGCTGATGACATGGGATTAGGTAAAACATATCAGTCAATTGTGGCCGCTTTAGAAGTTGATGCTAAAAAAGTTTTAGTTATTTGTCCAGCTAGTGTTAAAATATCTTGGCAAAGAGAAATTGAAAGTTTTGACCAAAAAGCAATCATAGTAAGTGGTAGTAAATGGCCAGAAGTTGGTAGGTTTACTGTTATTAACTTTGACATACTCAAAAATTTTCATACAATTGGTGAACCAACGAAGGATAAAAACGGTAACTTTAACCCACATAATAGGAATATAGTTAATGAGAAATATGATTTGGTGATAATTGATGAGGCACATAAAATTAAAGACCATAAAACCCAAAGAGGTCAAATAGCTAACGAAATTGCGTTGACTTATGGAATTGAAAGAGTTTGGGAGCTTACAGGTACGCCAATCGCTAACAGACCAATGGATTTCTTTAATATATTAAAAATGATTAAATCACCTTTGGCTGACAATTGGAAATTCTTTGCTCAAAGGTATTGTGATGCTAAACGATTTCATAAAACACTTAAGAATGGTCAAAGAAGACAAATTTGGATTACCAATGGTGCGTCTAATCTTGATGAATTGGCAATTAGAACCAAAAACTCACTTCTTAGAAGATTGAAAACTGAGGTGTTAGATATGCCAGATAAGACAGTCTCAACTATTTACCATAAATTAAGTAAACGTGGTGAAAGAGAATATGAAAGTATTTGGGATGAATACATGGAGAAACGAGCCGAAGAAGGTAAACGCAAAATTAGTGATTTATCTAAAGATATTGTTGAATTGGGACTTCTTAGGAAATTTATAGCAATGGAAACAATCCCAAATACAATCGAATTAGCTAAAGATGCTATAGAACAAGGTCAAAAAGTGGTTATTTTCACCACATTTACAGACGAATTGAATGAAATAGCCGATAATTTCACTAATAGTGAGTGTGTTATACATAATGGCAAAATGACAGCAAACGCCAAACAAAAATCAGTTGATAGTTTTCAAAATAATAAAAAATGTAAAGTTTTTATTGGTAATATAACATCTGCTGGTGTTGGTATTACATTAACTGAAGGTACTGTAGTTATCTTTAATTCATTTAGTTGGGTACCAGGTGATAATGAGCAAGCTGAGGATAGATGTTATCGAATAGGGCAGAAATCTAATGTTTCGGTATATTACCAACTATTTACTGGTACAATTTCATTAGTAATGTGGTATACACTAATGAGAAAACAAGAAATAATTAATAAAATCATCAATAAAAAAGATGAACATGGGGATAGATTGAAAATGTTATTGGATGATTTAGAAGAAAATGGATTAGAATTATGATACAAATATATACAAGTGAAAATTGTGGTTATTGCAATGAATTACAAAAAAAATTAACGGAATTAGATATTAAATTCACCAAAATTGATATTGATGATAAAATTAATGAAATTAATGTGGAAAGTGTCTTTGAATTCATCGGTGAACCTGTAATTCCTATCATAATTTTAAAACCACATATATTAGCACCCAAAAGAAGTTTCAATACAATTGATGAAGCTGTAAAATTAATATTATCTTTAATTGAAGATTAATATATTTATAATAAAAGAAACTAATGGATTTTTATATAAATAGAACTGCAACTTTACCTATCTTAAAGATGGAATTAATAAATGATGGGAGAAATGATTTTAATAAATTCTATGATATGATTCAAAATTCACAAATCACTTTTTGTATGGTTGACACAAATACAGGTGTTAAAAGGATTGGTGATAAAGAGGGTTTGTGCATACTTAAAGGACCTTCAAGTGATTGTAACGGTGAAGAATATTTTATTGGTTATCAATTCACATCTAAGGAAACTAAAAAAGCTGGTACATTTGTTGGTGAATTCAAAATAGTTTTTAATGATGGTTCAGGTACTCTTATAGTGCCAATTAAAAATGAGTTAAATATCCATGTCCTTGAGAATTAAATCCCTATAAATTTATTGATATCTGTAATACAATCTCCTTTATTTGCTATACAAATAAAGAAGATAAAGCCCTGGTAAAGAACGAATTATTTTAAAAAAAAGCAATAAAAACTTTGATTTTTGGTTAAAATTGTGTTTTTTTGCGTAAAAGTATATAAGTTTTATGGTTAATGAAGAAGTAATATCTAGATTCCTAGAAGGTAGAAATCAAAAAAAATATATCGTAGGTGTTGAAATTCCTTATGGTAGTCCTGAAGTTTCACTTATAATTAATGACCCAGTAAGGGGTAAATATATTTCAAAAGACCACGTAACATCCTTTTTATGGTTTAAAGAAGAAGTTACTAAAATTATGTATGGGGGTAAAAGAAATTTAATTAAAAAAGCCATCGAAAAATATGGTATCACCATAACAAAGTTAAAAACTTCCATAGGTGGGGAGGCTGAAACCTTCAGAATGGGTGATGGTTTCAAATACATGGCAAAAACCAAAGGTTCTAACACCAGATTATTAAAATTCTTTAAAGAAGGTGGTGTTGATGTGTATGGTGAATCAACTAAGAGTTACTTCATTGCTATAAACCCAATTGAACAATATCTAATTGCATCTGGTAAAAGATTATTCAAGGGAATGGATGATTATAATGATGTTCATAGACTTCAATTTGATTTAGAAACAACGGGATTAAAACCAAAGGGAGGTTTATTATCCCCAGAAGAAATTAATGATATTAAATCAAGGATGTCCACTGGTGAAGATTTAACAAAATTATACGAATTTGACGCTGGTAATAACCCAACTAGACATAAAGATGCTAGAATATTCCAAGTTGGTATTAGAGATAATAAAGGTTTCGAAGAGATTATAGAAGTACCACAAACTGGGAGTAGAAAGGAATTAAGGGACTTAGAAGCGTATTCAATACTTAAATTCTTTGACATAATAAATACTTTAAGACCCGATGTAATTGCAGGTTATAATTCCGAGAATTTTGATTGGGACTTTATCTTTACTAGATGTGAAATTTTAAATATTGATATTGAATTAATTGCCAAAACTTTAGATAAGAGTGGTAAAAGTAATATTAGACGGGTTGATAAAAGTATAAAATTTGGTGGTGAAAGTGAATTTTATAAACAAACAATGATGTGGGGTTATAACATTATTGATGTTTATCATGCTGTTCGTAGGGCAAAAGCTATTAACTCGAATATTAAAAGTGCTGGATTAAAATACATTACTAAATACTCAAAACTTAATAAAGATAATCGTGTATATGTTGAAGGTAATAAAATATACTCCATATGGGCTGATAAAGACACTAATTACGCTTTTAATGATGCCGATGGTAGTTACTACCCAATAACAGAAGAAAGGTCCTTAGAAGATGGTTATGAAGAAGTTATGGGTGATGTGATTATTAGACGTTATTTACTTGATGATTTATGGGAAACTGAAAAAGTTGATGGGGTTTATAATCAAGCATCTTTTTTATTATCTAAAATCATCCCAACATCATATATGCGCTCCACAACGATGGGTACTGCTGGTATTTGGAAATTAATTATGTTAGCGTGGTCATATGAAAATAGATTAGCAATTCCAGCTGTTAAACCTAGAAAGACATTCACAGGTGGGTTATCAAGATTGCTTGAAGTTGGGTATGCTGAAGACGTTGCAAAATTGGATTTTGCTGCCTTATACCCGAATATTGAGATTACGCACGATATATTCCCAGATACTGATATAAGTGGTGTGATGAGAGGTATGTTAATTTATATCGCATCAACAAGGGATAAGTTTAAAGGTTTGATGAATGACCATAAAGCTAAATTAGGTAAATTAAAAGAACTTAAGAATAATAACATTGATAAAATTTCTAAAGAAGATTTGGAATTATTGAACTCTGAAATTGAAAAAGAAAGTGGGTTAGCGAGTATGTACGATAAGAAACAATTACCAATTAAAATTTTAGGTAATTCATTCTTTGGTTCATTAGGTGCGCCTAACATTTTCAATTGGGGTGATATCAACTGCGCTGAAGAAACTACTTGTAGAGGTAGACAATACTTGAGGTTAATGGTTAAATTCTTTATGGATAAAAAATTCAGACCACTTGTAGGGGATACAGATGGGTTTAACTTTGCAATTCCGAAAGATATTGATACTAATTATTATACACCTTTAGGTACTCATAGATTTACTGAAAAAGATAAGGGTGTTACTTTAGTAGGTTTAGATGCTGTTGTAGGTGAATTTAATGAATTATACATGATTGGTAGAATGGGGTTAGATATTGACGATATTTGTGAATCAACAATTAACTTCTCTAGAAAAAACTACGCTAACTTAATTGGTGGTAAAATTAAATTAGTTGGTAACACGATTAAGTCATCAAAAATGCCAGGTTATATTGAGGATTTTTTAGCTGAAGCAATCGATTATCTATTAAAGGGTGATGGGGATAGTTTTATAAAAATTTATAATAAAACCGTTGATGATATTTATAATTTTAGAATACCATTGGTTAAAATAGCTAGTAAGTCTAATGTTAAGGACACCGTGCCATCGTATATAAAGGATATGAAAACTAGAACAAAATCTGGTAGTTTAAAAGCTAGAAAAGCGCATATGGAGTTATTAATAGCTAATGATGTTAATGCTAATTTGGGTGATACGGTTTATTATGTTAATATTGGTGCAACTAAATCAGTTGGTGATGCGCAAAAAATTTACCACCCCACAGATGAACAAAAGGCCCATAAAAAAGCCTATGGCACTTATGGTAGTGAAGTTAATTTCGAGATTAAACTTAATTGTAAATTAATACCAACTGACCAAATAGAAAATAACCCTAATTTAACAACTGATGAATATAACGTACCAAAATATTTGGCCGCATTTAATAAAAGAATTCACGCATTGTTAGTTTGTTTTAAACCTGAAATTAGGGAGGGTATTTTAATGGATATGGTTAAAAATAAAAAAAATAAAGAAATGGAGTTGACTGAAAGGAAAGTTTTTAGTCAAAAAGATTGTGAAATGCATCGTGGTGTTGCTTTTAAAGATGGTGACCAAAATACATTAGGTGAGTTGATGGATATGGAAGATAAGGAAATTGAATTTTGGCTTAGAGTTGATAAAACCCCTAATAATCTAGAGGAATTAAATATGGATTGGGAATCTATAAAAGTTGACTATGATGAGCGTATGAAAATTGAAAGAATTGAGGGTATTAAATTTGAAAAATCTAAAGTACTAGAATTAATAAAAAGAATGGAGGTTGGTGACATTGCTAATATGAAAGTTACTAATGAATTACCTAAATCGATTTCTTTATATGGTTCATTTATAGTACATAATGATAAAAATGGAGAGCCAAATATTTTCATTAAATCTGAGAAATGGGAGGTTGATTTAGCTTCAGTTCAAGACATCTTTAAATATGAGACATGGGCTGAACAACGTCACCTTTATTATCAAACAGTTGATAATAAAGCGTTAAAAACATTTGAGTCTTGGTTAACACATGTGTGGGTTGAAGCTAAAAAAGAAGGTAATAATGATAAAGCATTAAAAATTAAAAAAGAATTAGATTTAGCTGGTGTCACATTAGTTTTAGATGATTATAAAGATTCGTTAAAAGAAGTTTTAGAAAGGGAAAGTGTAGAACATAAAGTGAGTTTAGATTCTGAAATAGAAGAACATGGTGGAATACGTAGAGATTCTAGAGGATAAAAAAAAGAGAGCTATTATTAAGCTCTCTTTTTGTTTTAATGGAAATAAAATCCAAGGGGACGATAACGAAGGTGTTTATTTAAATTTTCAGCTTCGTTAGCAGCTCTTTCTAATTGTTGTTGACTACCTAACCTTAATAACCGCTCATCTAATTTATCCAATGCATCCCTTTTTTCTTCATTACCTTCAGAAACTAACGACTCGTAATCCATAGTTCTCTCAGCCTCTGGTGGCCCAAGAACACCACTAAATTTACCTCTAACCCTACCTAAAGCTTTTTTAGCTTCAGCCATAAATAATTGTCTCACCAATACTTTGGTTGGGAAATTAAAATCCTCAAATTTTAATTCAGCTAAAGGAACTTCATTTGGTAAAGTAATTATATCTGAATTTAACTTTCTACACTCATCAATATCTTCTGGGTCAGTTCCAGTGTCATAATAGTGATACCAAACTTTACAACCTTGTAAACCTACCGCAGTTGGTCCAGCACCAGCACCAGCACCAGCACCTACACCAGCACCACCGAAAGATAATCTTGAACCTGGTGTGCTCATTAAATGTAATAATCTAGTTCCATCTGGCCCAGCTGTTACTTTATATGCTAATTCACTTCTAAGTAACCTATTTTTAAGGTTAAAATCAGATGCAGTTAATAACACGTCGAATGCAGGGGCAACGTAGTAACCACCACCAGCACCAGCACCTGAAGCACCATTAGCACTAGCACCAATACCCATTTGAGCAAAACCACCACCATATCCAGCGTCAAAACCACCATAATTTGCGAATAAAGCTGCGTCAGTGGTAGGTGGGGTAACCCACAATACTTCATTAATCTCTCTACCAGCTGGTATAACATACACTTGTCTTCCAGCCTCAACTTCAACGTAATCTTTTTTAAGTTCCCATGGACCTCTAGCTTGTAAACCTACTTGTTTAGAATATGCGTAAGTATATTGTGTTACGAAATCGAAATCACGAACACTCATTGCAAACGCCATATCAGTTGTATCAATATTTTTCCCCAATAACGATTGCCATTGATGTTCTATTAACCAATTTTGAACGTGCATAGAGTAATCCTCAGTAGCTATTTGAAGAAATGTACATAACATCTCATCTAATAATTCAATATCCCTAATAGGTGCCCCTAATGAATGTTTAAATTGTGTGAATATTTTTTCTTTATCTAAATCTGATACAGCCATAGTCTTTTATTATAAATATTATAAAAATTATAAAAAATTGCTAAAGATACACGTAACGTAGTATTTATCGTTGGTATCTTTAATTAAGCGAACACCGATGTGAGTATAACGGTTATCAATTATTATTTGTCTATGAGATTCACTTTTAATAAAAGCTTTATAAAAACCATCCGCTGTGGAATAATATTTACCCACAATTTCACCGTAATTATCACCCCCACGCCTTAAAATCTCAAACCTCCTGATGAATGTATTATGGTGGTTAAGCTCACCCAAAACTATCATATAATTAATATGTTTCTCACTTAAATCTCGACATAATTTATCGTTTATTAATTCATTTAATTTTAAGTTAACTCGATATTGATTAAATAATAGCAATAAATCATTCTCAACTTCAGTTAAATCAGCAATATTACTTACGTAGTGTATCATATCACTTCTTTTAGGGTGTAAAGAAACTGTATCAACTGTACTACAACTTAAAATCGTAGATAATAAGAATAATGAAATAAAATTTCTTAACACGCTATACATATTTTTTAACATTGATTTTGTAAGTATCTTTAATTTGACACCAAGATAAATTCTTATTGTACATATTAAATTTAGAAATCGAACCAATAAAGGTTCCAGCAAAATTTCGTTCTATGATTAAACCTAAGTCATCAACATCTTGACCGTCAAAGGTCATACTTTCTAATAAACCTTGTGTTCCACCACCAATACTAATATTGTATGGGACACCAACTTGTTTTTCTTGAAAATCATCTAACCTTTTAAATATCATTTCGTCTATTTCACTAGAACTCCATCGTAACATAGAATTTATATAAAATTTTAATTTACCTTTTCTTGGTGCACCATGAATCAAATCACATTTACTATAATTATCTGAATTAACCCATTTAACAACAATATGTTCCCATTTATCAGAAGTAACAGTACCACTAGCTGAATACTCTTCCACCATTTCAACAGATTTACAATCACCTGAAATAGTTAATAATCTATAACCAATACTTCCATCATCTTTAATCCTAAAACCAATTGCGTTGTCAATTAAATCACTATCTTTATCTAATTCAATTATAGGTGCTGTTAAGCCAGAAAAAGAACCAACCCTTTCTTGACCATAACCATCATCGGATTGTACATTGTCGCATACTAAACCATTTGACCTACCAAATATTAAAAAGGGATTAGTGAAATTAGTGGTTTCTTCCCTAACTATGGTTGAATAACGAGGTAAATTTTTATCATAACCTTTATTAGCTCGAACTTGCCCATAACCATCCTTTGATTGTTTATTGTCACACACTAAACCATTTGACCTACCAAATATTAAAAATTGGTTTTTAATTCGTTTAATATCAATTGGTGGGGGACTTAACGGAACGCTTAAAGTAGTTCCGCTTCCATCAACAATAATATTATTGATATTAATATCTATTTCTTTAATATCCATACAGAAATCGGTAGACCCACTAGTACAACCAGTGGTATTACCAGTGAATATATTCCAAAATTTATTTTCGGCCCTAGTTCCAATATAATAGAAGAATCCTTTATTATTTGGGTAAGTATCGTTAAGAGTTGTTCCAGTAATATTACCACATGTATCACCAGTTACAGTTTGATTTAACCAAGTTTCAATCGTCCACCCACTCTCATACCTATTTGGTAGTAATTCATAATCGTAACCATCAAGTTTATAATAACCTTGGTAGAACCCACCACAAAAATTAGCATAATTACCAGTACTGGCCGTAGTGCTTATTAATTCAATTGGGTAAATATAATTACCAGTGTAACCAGTGACTTTATTTAATTTTAATTGTGTATCCCCTGAAACATGTACCAATGTAGTACCTGTTAATGCACTTAATAATGCGTCATGGCCATAAGTATCTAATTCTGGTGAATAAGTTATTGCACCATTATCTAACCCAGTTAAACCATATGTAGTTGCAGTAAAACTACTTGTCGTTGAACCACCCCACCCACCTGATAAGGTGCTTATAATTTGATTATTTGGGTTAGAAAAATTAAAATCAAATGAAACAGTTAAATAATCACTTGGTGTTTCTTCAGTAATATCCCAATCAAAACCCCAATCTTGGTAGGAGAAATCAACATTTACATCACTGATTACGGTAGTCATACCATTTACATTTAAGTAAAAATCGAAATAGTCACTACCACTTATTCTAAAATCAACACCACTAAAATTATAAATTTTTATATTTGCCATTTGCTCTTTATTATATATAAATATTAACTTTAATCAAACGTACCAGACTTTCTAAGTATTTTATTTTTATAATCAATAACTAAATCATTAACTATTAAAAAATCGCTACCAATAACACCTATAATATTTAAAGTATTAGATAAGTTAGTTATGTCAGTACATTTAAAATTAATTGGTATGATTTTATTATTATACATCATTTGAGTTTTAGTAACATCGAATAAATACTTACTACCGCCAAGTCCAGTAACTGTTTTATTTGAATATGGAAATACAATGAAATTATAATCGTCAATTGATTCATAATTTAAAATTGAAATCGACGCTCCTGTATCCAATAAGAACCTACCTTCCACACCATTTAAAATTGCGGTTATAATTGGTAAGCTTGTGTTTACTTCAAAAGAAATTGAATCATTAATTTTGTTTTTTTCATTTAAAATATGGTTGTATGAAATTATAATTACAATAAATGTAAATAATAACATTATGTTTTTTTTTATCATAAGCTTTATTTATTATAAATATAAAAAATATGGTCAATAAATAACACTAAATAAATGAGGTGTAATTAAATTTGAATATTTATTATTTATAGGGATATTATTTCATAAGTTAAATAAATATCTACTGTACCATCTCCAGTTGCAATTGAACTTGTTCCTGATGCGATGACAGCACTATTCTCTGCTAATAAACTCCCACCAGAATCTAAATTGCGTACCAACCTTTCAATTTGGTCTGAGGTTGCTGATAAAAAACCACCTGGGGTAGCCGTACCAAAACTACCGTCAGCTATATCTAAGGTATTATCATCAAAGGGAATGGTTCCAAAGTTAAGTCTAGCAACAGCCGATATTATATTAATTACAGTACCTACACCAGCTGCTGGTAACAATTGCACTGGACCTTGACCTATATTTTCGATTTGTGATGCTGATAAAGTTACTTTAATTTTTTGTATACCTAAAAAAGATGCAGTTATAAATCCAATGTCATTATTTAAGTTAGATAAATTATGTGTATGAGTTGTAAGACTATATCTACCATCTAAATCAACACTTACTGTTGAACCCGATTGTAAGGTACTTTCAAATAATCCATTTGAGGTGTTAAATGTATGAGTTGTTAAATAATCATCTGATAAACCTATGTGTGTATGGTCATCAAGACTATATCTATCATCTAAATTAATAGTGACAGTTGAACCTGACTTAAGATTTAAATCTAAATCCCCAGTTAATTCATTAAATGTACCACCAGTTAAATAATCATCAGATAAACCAATGTGAGTGTGGTTATTAAGACTATACCTACCGTCTAAATTAACACTTACTGTTGAACCCGATTGTAAGGTACTTTCAAATAAACCAGTACTTGTATTAAATGTATGAGTTGTTAAATAATCATCTGTATTTGTTGTTCCACCAGTTATCGTTTGTGCTTGAAACCATTCTTTAGTAATTAAAACTCTTCCAGTGGCTTCTGCATTAATTAAAGCTGTTGTTAAACTTGGTGCCACTATCGTTCTATCGGTATTCAATAAAAGAACTTTATCTTGTTGACCTTCAGTTATTTGATTAGTTGCTGTGTTCCCTAATGAGAATACTATATCCCCAGTATTATCACCAACCATTATATTTAGGTTCTTACCTGTAATAAGACCATGCGCTCTTAACCATGGAGCGTAATAAGAATCGTTTTGTATACCTAAATAAACACCTTCATCAAATGCATCTCCGTTAATAGTTGCTCTAAATCCAGCTATGGCTGCATTTCCAACCGTATCTGTGTTATTTGCAAGATATCCTGTTGCCTTATTATTAGAACCCTCTACATAAAACCCTTCATTATCTGAAACAGGTTTAACTCGATTTCCAAAATAAGAATTTAAAGGGTTTATTACTGACTCTACTGTTTCAGTAAACCCAGTTAAATATCTACCATCTAAATTAACGCTATATGTACCACCTAATAATCTGTTGAAATCAACTTGACCTGTACTTGTGTTAAACGTAGCACTAGTTGTGTAATCATTTGTTGTTCCACCAGTTGTACCACCAGAAAGTGCATCAACTTCAACAATTTTACCAGTTATATTATCCCTACCTAATAATTGATATGTACCACCAGAAACGATATTCGGTAAAGCGTTAGGTAATATAAGCCCTCTAGCCCTAATATATTGTAGAGCATCGATATTAATAGTATCACCACTAACATTTTCAGGTATTAAATTATCTGTAACACCAAATGTTGTCGTACCAGATAATTGTGTATTGGTTAACTGAAATTGTTTTATTTGTCTATTATTTGAATAATCTATTTTTGTGGTAAATGCCATATCTTATATAACCTCGTAAGTTATTATTTTTTAATTAAGTAACTTTTATATAGCGTCATAAGCTAATTTCTCAGGGGCCAATACAGCAGAAATAGCTTCAATTGACGTAAGTATATTATTCTCTATAAAACCTACCCAAGCATCATCACTAGCGGCTTGAACTTCAGCAATGTTACCTGTGTCAGCATAAGTGGCTATTAATATTTTTGCAAGAGGTCTTGTATATCTTTCAGGTTTATTAAGTATCTCCCTACATGTGCTACTAACACGAGATACATAAGTTGTTGATAAGTTATCAACCGCTGTTTTAGTATTTTTGAAAAAATCTTCACAAGTATTTACTGATACTTGTCCGATATATTCTTCAAAAGTGTAACTTGTTGGGGCTTCTACCCCAGTTAAAATGTCTAATTGTTCTTTAATTGAAATTGCCATAATTTTGTTTGTTTTTATTTTACTATTATTTTACTATTATTTTACTATTAATCGGGCGGGAAACCGCAGAAAATTAACGAGCTTATAACACCAAGGGATGATACAATAAAGGCATCGTTGCTAATTCGGTACCATTTACCTGCCCCGTTAAAAATGGTAGTCCCACCTGAGTCTATATATACTATTTCTCCGTTGTTAGCGAATGTATTACCTCCTGATATGTATCTTGTGGTGGTAACAACTTCCCCACAAGCCAATAAAGATGTGGTTCTGCCAATTGAAGACATAGAAACTGCTGTAACAGTTGAACATCCCATGACAGTGGCTACAAGACCTGCGTTAGAGAAGTCAAATTGAACAGTGTCAAATGCAGTTGAATCTGTCTGCGGACTCATTGGTGACCAAGAATTAGCGACGGGATTTACTAAAGTAGACTTACCCTCTGTAACCCACACAACGTCACCCACAATAGGTAAAGCACTTGACCCGTTGTGCCACCTTAGCGAAGTAGAAGAACTACCACAAGCATCAAGTTGGCTTATTACAGGGGTTCCCATGTAAAAGGCCGTTAACTCTTTTTCACTCGCTAAAATTGCGCTCATAAAATCACTCATAATTATAAATTTTAAATAAGTTTGGGTACTGTTTGTTTTGATAAATACTCAGAGTCAGTCTCTATGATACTAATATCTAAATAAAAATCATCCCATATGTGAACAGTATACACTACTCTATTATTTGCTCTAAAAAAATCTACTATTGTAGGTATCTTAAATCCGTCTTCTGGTATGTTTAAACACGCCTCTAGGTTCTTAACTAACGTATCAGGCTTTACAGCCTCTTTAGTCCAAGGCATTGCCATTATATCCATGTCGCTTGATAAACTACCGTGTAACCCTAATTCCCAGCCACAATCCCAAGCGGCTTTTAAAAAATCACTCCACATAGTAGCATAAAATACCGCCTTACCGTTAGTTGTTATTTCACTTCTTAATTTTGTCATATCTATTGTTCTTCAACAAACTTTTTAAGGTTTGCAATATTTAAGTTATACACATCTTTTCTCCTATAGCACGCTCTGTGCATTGATTGAAATAGATGAACCATATATGATTCTACTTTACTCCAATCAATTTCTTTGTCCGCTATTTCTGTTAAGTCACCATTAAAATAATTTATATCCCTTACAGGTATAACCCACTTGTCTAGGTTAAAATCTACTATTTTTTGATGTAATTTCACATTGTTATTAATAATCTCTCTATTATCTACTAAATAGTTAGTTAGTTCTGAGTTGATAGGGGTTCTTATTATACTGTTTATAGTGTTAGAGTGCCTACCCGCTAGTATGTACTCTGTTTCGGGTAGTGATTTAAGTATAATATTATCTAAATCACTATAAAGTCCTCCATATTTATTTAAAAGTAGCATTCTAAACTCATCAGATAAAAAAGCCACATACGTATTACCGTTGTATGGTATTATTTCGTTTGCATCCTTCACTATCACATATTCTGGCAAATTAATAATCTCTTCATAACACCACATGACACAAGTATACCCTAACTTGTGAAAAGAATAAATAGATAATAGGTTGAAATCATTTAGTTTGTTCAACCTTGCAAAATAAAAATTAACTTCCTTGTCCATAAACTAATACTAATGATGTGTCAAATCTTTTATATGTTATTGTGCTATAAGACCCAGAAGTTGAGTTTATAGCTGTTGTGGAGCCAATAGTTCTTGGGGTTAATCCAGTACTAGCGATAGTTGGTGTGTTATTACCGCCATTGATAATTAAAATTGTACCAGAGGCTCCGTCAGGTATACTAGAAATGGTAATAGTAACGCTAGAGTTAAGGTTGATAAAAGCACACCCACCTAGCCTCCAATCAAGCGTGATGTTAGCTGTTATTGTTTGCTGACTACCATATTGAGAGTTACCTTTTTGTCCCTCAAATGAATTTCTTTTTAAATTGTGGCCAGTGGTATTCATTATTATTTCTGGTCTATTATGTTCTCCATACCCAATAGCCCCCGTTCCATTTGTAACTGTATGAGCTGTCCATGGCTCTAATAATAGTGGTTTCTCTAAGTCAATATTATATGTGTTAACTTGACCAAAACCACCAAAAGACCCGTTATTGTTATATTGTATGTCACCATTAACTCCACCAGGGTTACCACTACCAATAACTAATGATTCTATCTTATCCCATACCGCATTTCTTGTTGGGACTTGGGGTGAACCATTCCAAGTCCCACCATAGGCTAAATCAGGGACACTAATTCCACTAGAATTTACTGTAATTGCTAAGCTTCCTGGAGTTGCTGAACTTGAAGAGAATAACCCATCAGAAGCAGATGTTTGTGCTACATTATTAACATATATACTAAAATTTTTTGGTACTGATAATGATGTTACACCACCACCATTAGAACTTGTAATTTGTGATGTCTCTAACCAAGTTCTTGCTCTAGCACCTCCACCTGTAAAGTGGTTAGGTACATCTATATCAAAACCTGCTCTTGGTGCCCCTGCTGATGGATTACTATTTGTATTTTTAATTTTTAAAAATGCCCTTTGGTCAGAGCCTGCTTTAAACTCTGCTACTGGTTGTTCCCCACTAGCATATGAAGTTGAAGGTCCCTGTAATGATAACTTATAGTTAGGTATAGAAGTTCCGATACCTATATCCCCACTTGAGGTGATTTTTAAATGTGAGTCAGTAACATTTTCAAATGCAGTTGCACTTGTTACACCAGCTGTAAATGCTATTGGTTTAGATGAAATCATTAATGCTGTACCATTAGCATCAAGATTTGTATTGGCTTGTAACCCCCATTTAGCTGCATAATTAGCTCCTTCTCTTACTGTTATGTACTTAGTTGCATAAGTACTATTACCTAATGTCATTACTTCACCACTAGCTTGAGATGTAAATATATTACCAAAAACTTCTAGTTCAGAACTAGGGTCAGTAACTCCTATACCTACATTACCGTTTCCTAGTATAGTCATTTTTACATTAGTTCCAGTTGTATCGACAGAATTTGTAACAAATGCTATATCTCCTTGAGATGCTAATGAAAGAGTAGTTGATTCAAATAAATTTATAGCTCCAACAATAGTGCCGTCATCCACAAAATCTATTTTAGCAGAACCATCTGTATTGCCTGAATCTATTCTCAGTAGTCCAGTATTCCCAGCAGTTCCAAATCCTTTTATATGTAGTTTAGTACTAGGAGCAGTTGTACCTATTCCTACATTTCCGCCGCCCATTGCAATTACTACATCATCAGCTACGTAATTATTTAAACGTAATTGTTGACCGTTTGAATCAATCATCATATAGCCATCGTTAATTGCTTTTATTGATGAAAATCCCGAAGCTCTTGATATAGATAATTTTGCGTTTGGACTAGTTGTTCCTATACCCACATTACCACCTGGTTCAATTGTTACAGCCTGTGTGTCCAAATACCCAGAAGTTCCACCAATTCTTACTTCACCATCATCCTTAAAAAATAAAGGTACTTTAAGCGATACTTTATCATATAAATAGAAGTTGGATGTACCATCTCCCGCAAAATCTATACCCGTAGTCCACTTATCTGTACTATTATGTGAAAAGATAATACTAGATTGCCTGTTTGAAGTATTGTTAAGTATTAATCCATTATACTGTGAACCACCTTCAATTTTAACAACTTCTTCAGTTCCAGAAGCAGCAGTTCCTTTAACATGTAGTTTATGTATAGGAATAGGGGTTCCTATACCTACATTTGTACCATTATCATATATAAGTGAATTACCTTGTGCAGTTGTACTTGTCCATTTAGAAACATAGTTCGTAGTTCCTGTTCCTGTAGAGAAAGCTGTAGAATTAAAAGCATTGCTACCTAACTCTCTTGTACCAACAACTCCACTGCCATTAATCATTAGAGATGTGTTTTCAGAGGCTTGAGTAGCTACAGTTGACATTGTAACTGTGTTATTGAGGGCTATACCTCCTGTTGTAGATGCTGATGACCCTAAATTAATAGTAAATGACCCATTAGAAGGTGTTCCAGTACCAATATTTATAGTTTTAGTGGATGTTGTATTTGCTTCTGTAAATAAATTATACGTTGAACTCACAGTGCCGTCGACCCCATGTCCCATTGTAAAAGAGGTTGGGGTTTTTAGAGTTCCCGTACTACTATCAAAAGTCCAATTTGCATTATATTCAAAATCAGTTCCACCAGCATTCATAAATGGAATTTGGCTAACTGTACCATATCCTAAACCTATTTCAGCTAAAGTCCAAGTAACAGGAGTACTACCATCCACTGATTTACCAGTATTACCGATTGTTAAAATTCTAGGTGTTGTCCAAGTATCCGCATTAGGGTGGTATGCATCATGAAAAATATTATTACCACCATATGTGAATGTATTAGCATTCATTATAATAGTATGTCTAGTAGCCCAATTTGCTACATTACTTCCAGTGTTAGAGTAAATATAAAGCCCTTCTTCTGCACCCACTTGTACAGCTTCTAATGAATTTGAAGCATTAGCTGACATTTGAGCATACCACTCTCCAGCACCAATACCAGTTGACCCGTTATTCCCAAGTATAACACCTTCAAGACCCCAAGAAAGGAGCATAGCTTTATTATCTTCTCTTCTATATTCATCATTTCTTATAGAAGTAGTTACTGTTAATGTTCCAGTAAGTGTATCTGTTATATTTAATAAGTATTTACCGTCTGTGGTGGCAGAAAACGCTTGTATTTTATTATAAATAGCGTTTTTTGTAGGGACTTCTAAGTTACCAATCCAAGAAGCACCATAAATTTCATCTTGGGTTTCCATTCCCGCAGAAGTGAAAGTTGCAACAGGGATATTAGAAACAACCATATCCACTTCATTATTACTTACCGAACCAATCTTTAAAATACTTGTATTCCAGTAAAAAGCACCATCTAAAGTAGCGTTATTACTTTGAAATCTTATTCCACCACCTCTAGTGTTATCTCCTGAACCTCCTTTAATTAAAAGACTGTTTATATTTGCCCCAATTGCACCAAACTGAACACTAAAAGCTTCATTATGTTCAATTTGGTTAGCAGTGGTAGAACCATAAGCTAACCTTTGATTCGATGCGGAACCACTAATATATGTTGTTGAGTCTAAAGTACCATCACCTTTAACAAATTGATTGTCGAGACCATCAACTGTTATAAATGCTGGTGATGTTGTATTTCCACTAACATTTAAGTAACTCTGTACCGTGGAACCAGATTTAGATATAAATCCGTTACGTATATTAAATTCGTTTGCCATATTTTTAATCCTTTTTCCAACTATCCAAAGGTATTATATATAAATATAAACTTTATTATTTAAATTCCTCTTATCAATGCTTTTATTATCCAATTATCAGTAGTTACGGTGGCATTTAATCTTAAATCATTACCTGAGATATCAACTGTAAAGCTTACACCTGAAGTATCACCTAAATCTGAGGTTGATGTGTCAGTATAAGTCACAGATGTTCCATCATGGACTGCCATAACAATACCAGCTCTAAGATTACTACCATTTTTAACCACATAATCAAAAAATACTGCATCATAACTTAACTTAGAAATTATACCTATAACTTTAGGTGAGCCAGTATCAACATTTACATTTTCCTGGTAATCTAACAATGCGTTAGATACATTGAAAGTGGTACCTGTTACTGGTCCAGTTAGCGTCCCACCTGATAATGGTAAATAGACACCATCAATACCCGAATTTGCTGTGTAGTTATCTGTTAAGTATTCCCTAGTAATTAATACCCTACCAGTAGTTTCATTACTAATTAAGGTTGTTGTTAAACTCGGAACTACAATTGTTCTATCCGTGTTTAATAAAAGTACTTTATCTTGGGCTGCTTCTGTGATATTATCACTAGCTGTATTTCCTAATGAAAATACTATATCACCAGTATTATCACCAGTTGTAATATTTATAGCATTACCGTTAATATGACCACGTTCTCTTAACCAAGGTGCGTAATAATTACTATTCTGTACTCCTACATAAATACCTTTTCCAAATGCGTCATTATTAATAACTGCTCTGAATCCTGATAAAGCGGCATTTCCAACCGTATCTGTGTTATTTACAAGGTATCCTGTTGCTTTGTTGAGAGCACTTTCTACATAAAACCCTTCATTATCTGAAACAGGTTTAACTCGATTTCCAAAATAAGAATCTAAAGGGTTTATTACTGACTCTACGATTTCAGTAAACCCAGTTAAATATCTATCATCTAAATTAATTGAAACTGTTGAACCTGATTGAAGATTTAAATCTAAATCTCCAGTTAACTCATTAAATGTACCAGAAACTAAATAATCGTCAGTTGGTATGTAATCAGTTATTTCAGATATTGTATGTGTATGACCAGTTAATGAATACCTATCATCTAAATTAATAGAAACTGTACTTCCACTTAATAAATTTAAATCTAAATCACCAGTTAATTCATTAAACGTACCAGAAGTTAAATAATCATCTGTTGGTACATAATCAGTTATTTCGGATATTGTATGAGTGTGACCTGTGTTAGTTATTTCATTAAAATCATGTGTATGTCCCGTAAGACTATACCTACCATCTAAATCATAAACAACAGTTCCACCTGATAGTCTTGTTAAAGTCACTTCCCCATTTGCTGGGTTAAAATCACCAGAAATAACATAATTATCTGTATTACTTGCCCCACTAGCTACAAAAGCTCCAGTACCTAACTCCCTTGTACCAACAACCCCACTCCCATCAATCATCAATGTGATTAATTCATCATTTTGAGTTGACAACGAAGATAGTGTTGCACCACTAGCTCTTATATTACCAGTTAAATAGAGTCCATTAGTATCAATACCACCAACAGCAACATTTGTCCTAACAAATTCCCAATCGTGAGCGGTAACGGTACCCATTCTGAATTTATTATTTAAAATGTAATTTGCACCAAAAATTGAACCGTCATTATTTTTAAATCCTATACCACCACCTCTAGTTAAATCACCAGCACCTCCATTTATAAATAAAGTAGTTATATTTGCGCCAAAACCACTGACACTCGTAGTTATTAAACTATTTTGGGCAGTTATATTTCCAAGTACAAACATATCTCCATTACCTGAAAAATACCCATCATCTCTAACTATAAAATTACTATTACCAGCACTATTTTGTATCTCTAGGGGGTACACACTAGCCCCAACGCCTCTTTTAAGTTTTAATGAACCTCTAGTTGCATCAGTTGTTATCGTTGAAGGTGTAGACGCTTCATATACGCTTTGAAGTGTACTATCAGTCAAATATCTATCATCTAAATTAATGGTAACTGTACTTCCACTTAATAAATTTAAATCTAAATCACCAGTTAATTCATTAAACGTACCGCTAGTTAAATAATCATCTGATAAACCAATGTGTGTATGAGTTGTAAGACTATATCTTCCATCAAGGTTAACTGAAACAGTTGAACCTGATTGTAAGGTACTTTCAAATAAACCAGTACTTGTATTAAACGTATGAGTTGTTAAGTAATCATCCGATAAACCTATATGAGTATGCCCCGTAAGACTATATCTATCATCTAAATTAATTGTAACAGTTGAACCTGACTTAAGATTTAAATCTAAATCACCAGTATTTACATCAAAATCACCAGAAACTAAGTAATCATCAGATAAACCAATGTGAGTGTGGTCATCAAGACTATATCTTCCATCTAAATCATAAACAATAGTTCCACCACTTAATCTAGTTAAAGTTACTTCTCCATTTGATGTGTTAAATGACCCACTTGATACATAATCATCAGTTGGTATATAATCAGTTATTTCAGATATTGTATGAGTATGTCCAGTTAATGAATACCTTCCATCAAGGTTAACTGAAACTGTACTACCACTTTGAAGTGTGCTTTCAAATAAACCAGTACTTGTATTAAATGTATGAGTTATTAAGTAATCATCTGATAAACCAATGTGTGTGTGGTCATTAAGACTGTATCTATCATCTAAATTAATAGAAACTGTACTTCCACTTAATAAATTTAAGTCTAAATCCCCAGTTAATTCATTAAATGTACCAGAAGTTAAATAATCATCAGTTGGTATATAATCAGTTATTTCAGATATTGTATGAGTATGTCCAGTTAATGAATACCTTCCATCTAAATCATAAACAATAGTTCCACCACTTAACCTAGTAAGGGTTACTTCCCCATTTGCTGGATTAAATGACCCATCAGTTACGTAATCATTCCTAGATATTTCTTCTAAGTTAATTAAAGTTGTAACATCATTATTTTTTATTTGAGTGATTTCATCAATGTCATTACTTGTTACCCCAGATATTAAACCTAAAGGGTAATTTTTCAATCTATAATAATCACTATAAATTACAATATCAGCGTTAGTCGCTTCAATTATCGCTCCAATATTATCTGCCGTTGATAACCCAAATGAAAAAACATCTGGGGCTGATAGATACGTGGTAACAACAAATCTTTTACCATTTGGTGAAATTTGACATTTCAAGAAATTACCACTAACAAAATCAAAATCAACTTCAGCACTATAATTACCCAATGTTACAGGGGTTAAATCACCAGCAACAGTTAAATTATATTGCCTTAAATTTTCACCCGATTGAAACACAAAAAAAGTTTTTAAATCATTAGAGAATGTAAATCCATGAGTCGTGTTAAAATTCCAACTATCCGATAATATTACACCTGAAAAATTATAAGGTGTTGCTAATGTATATCTCCTTACATTTGACCCAGTGCTAGTATATAAATTTAACCCATCATCCGTCATGAATAATTCATTACGAAATAAATTTTGTGTGAACGCAGTTGTACTAACTAACGTTAACGAACTTAAATCATGGGGTGTACTCATACTATAAATCTCAACAGTACCATCAGTTACATCACCATTAGTATATGTTATGTGTAACCCATCAGGTGATACATGAAGACCCCCACCTTGACCTAAAGTTGCTGTACTAGCAGTTAAAGTTGCGGTTGTAACATCCCAAGGCGTTGATAATATATATTGTGTACAATTACTATTATGTAACCCTAAATATAATATAGTCCCATCACTTGACATTGACAAGGCCATAGGGCTACCAGTAAAATCACCCTCACTACCAAAATCTAACATATAATTAGGGATGACTTTAAACCATAAATCTGAATTATCGTCAGTTTTAACATGTGATAAAGCATTGATGTATTGAATTACTTGGTCTTTTGTTGACCCAGAACCAATCAAGTCAGTTGGGTAAATGTCAATGGTTTTACTTATCATATTATGAGTATGACCCGTAAGACTGTATCTATCATCTAAATTAATGGAAACTGTACTTCCACTTAATAAATTTAAATCTAAATCCCCAGTTAATTCATTAAATGTACCACCTGTTAAATAATCATCTGTTGGTATATAATCAGTTATTTCAGATATTGTATGTGTATGACCAGTATTAGTTATTTCATTAAAATCATGTGTATGACCTGTTAATGAATATCTCCCATCTAAATTAACTGAAACTGTACTACCACTTTGAAGTGTGCTTTCAAATAATCCAGTGCTTGTATTAAATGTATGGCCAGTTAAGTAATCATCTGATAAACCGATATGAGTATGACCTGTTGTACTAAATATTTCAGTTAAATTTGTATCACCACTATATATTGTGTCACCACTTATTGAAGTAGCACTGATTGATATAAATGATGGGGTGTTTGTTATGGTCCAACCTGAAAGCGTGCTATCCCATTGGATAATATCTAAATTACTTTCACTACCACCACTCCAAGTAGTTTCTTGTAAATCATAAAAGTGTGGGTATCTATGTGGTCTAACAAATACACTACCGTTAGCATCATTATGAATTACAATTGCGAGTTCAATTTTTAAGTTAGGCGATATAGGTTCGATGTTAGTTAAACCACCAACAATTGTTGGGGAAACCCATAATAAATCACCATCATTCCAAGTTTCACCATAAGGCGCACCAGTTGCGTTTATACCACGAACTAAACCGAAATCAGTTACATATCCATCATCTCCATTAATAATATCTTCAGTTGCAATTCCCAAGGTATATTTAACTGGAATTGTGCCATCAGCAATCATATATTCACCAAGAATTTTACCACTAGAACCTAAAGTTCCAGCTGCATAAACAACTCTACCATTCTCAATAGTGGCCCCACTTTGATTTTTAACGTAATAAAAAAGTTCTTCACCAATTTGTTGTTGTACATTAGAGCCATGCATACCCAAACTTAAAGTACCATTATCTTCATCCCAATATATTCTACCTTCAACAATAGTATTACCAGTATATCCAGTGTTAAATTGTATAAAATCAACAGGGTTTATTGTTGTTGCTGAAACATTAACCGCCACAACTTCATTAAAAATACCAGTACCTGTTACAGTAATGTCACCATTAACAGTTAAACCACTAACAGTGGTTAATGTAACACTTAAATCAGGTAAATCTTCATTTCGTTCAATATCAAACGTATTAGTTAAACCATTATAAGTAAATCCAGTTACAAAAGTATCCGTATAGGCCGAAGTATTTAAATACCTACCATCTAAATCATAAACAACAGTTCCACCTGAGACCCTAGTAAGAGTTACCTCCCCATTTGCTGTATTAAAATTACCTGAAGTAATATAATCATCTGATAAACCTATATGTGTATGCCCAGTTAATGAATATCTATCATCTAAATTAACACTATACGTACTTCCACTTAACCTAGTAAATTCTAATTCACCAGTATTTGTATTAAATGTAGTTCCAGTAGTATAATCATCCGTTGGTATGTAATCAGTTATTTCAGATATTGTATGAGTATGCCCAGTAAGGCTGTATCTATCATCTAAATTAATTGTAACTGTTGAACCTGATTGAAGGTTTAAATCTAAATCCCCAGTATTTACATCAAAATCACCAGAAACTAAATAATCATCAGATAAACCAATGTGAGTATGTCCAGTTAGGCTATATCTTCCATCAAGGTTAACTGAAACAGTTGAACCTGATTGTAAGGTACTTTCAAATAAACCAGTTGAAGTATTAAATGTATGAGTTATTAAATAATCATCTGATAAACCAATATGAGTATGACCTGTTAATGAATATCTACCATCTAAATCATAAACAACAGTTCCACCTGATAATCTAGTTAAAGTCACTTCTCCAGTTCCAGTATTAAAATCACCATTTGATACATAATCATCTGTTGGTATATAATCAGTTATTTCGGATATTGTATGAGTATGACCTGTGTTAGTTATTTCATTAAAATCATGAGTATGCCCCGTAAGACTGTACCTTCCATCAAGGTTTTCAACAATAGTTCCACCTGAGACCCTAGTAAGGGTTAAATCACCATTTGTTGTGTTGAAATCACTATTTGATACATAATCATCTGATAAACCAATATGTGTATGCCCCGTTAGAGCGTATCTGTCGTCAAGGTTTATGGTAACTGTACTACCTGATTGAAGGTTTAAATCTAAATCACCAGTTAATTCATTAAATGTACCACCAGTTAAATAATCATCAGATAAACCAATATGTGTATGTCCAGTAAGACTATATCTATCATCTAAATTAATAGAAACTGTACTTCCACTTAATAAATTTAAATCTAAATTACCAGTTAATTCATTAAAATCACCAGAAACTAAATAATCATCTGTATTTGGCGTTTCAGTAAACCCAGTTAAATATCTATCATCTAAATTAATAGTAACTGTACTACCTGATTGAAGATTTAAATCTAAATTACCAGTATTTACATCAAAATCACCAGAAACTAAATAATCATCTGATAAACCAATATGAGTATGTCCAGTTAGGCTATATCTATCATCTAAATTAATGGTAACTGTACTACCTGACTGAAGATTTAAATCTAAATCACCAGTATTTACATCAAAATCACCAGAAACTAAATAATCATCAGATAAACCAATATGAGTATGACCTGTTAATGAATATCTATCATCTAAATTAATAGAAACAGTTGAACCTGACTGAAGATTTAAATCTAAATCACCAGTTAATTCATTAAATGTACCACTTGTTAAATAATCATCTGTATTTGGCGTTTCAGTAAACCCAGTTAAATATCTACCATCTAAATCAACGGTAATATTATTATCATCACCAACATCATGTAATGTTAAAACACCGTCACCCGTATTAAATGTCGCACCTGTAATTGAGTTATCATAAGCTATATCCCAATTAGTTGAATTATCAGTAAAATCAGTTATATCAGATATCTCATGCGTATGTCCCGTAAGACTGTACCTATCATCTAAATTAATTGTAACTGTACTACCAGATAATAAATTTAAATCCAATTCACCAGTACTTGTATTAAAAGTACCGCCAGTTAAATAATCATCAGATAAACCTACATGTGTATGTCCAGTTAATGAATATCTTCCATCAAGGTTGACCGAAACAGTGCTTCCACTTTGAAGTGTACTTTCAAATAAACCAGTTGAAGTATTAAATGTATGACCTGTTAAGTAATCATCTGATAAACCAATATGAGTATGCCCCGTAAGACTATATCTATCATCTAAATTAACACTATACGTATTACCGCTTAACCTAGTAAATTCTAATTCACCAGTATTTGTATTAAATGTAGTTCCAGTAGTATAATCATCCGTTGGTATGTAATCAGTTATTTCAGATATTGTATGAGTATGCCCAGTAAGGCTGTATCTATCATCTAAATTAATTGTAACCGTTGAACCTGATTGAAGGTTTAAATCTAAATCCCCAGTACTTACATTAAATGTACCACCTGTTAAATAATCATCTGTATTTGGTGTTTCAGTAAACCCAGTTAAATATCTATCATCTAAATTAATAGTAACCGTTGAGCCTGATTGAAGATTTAAATCTAAATCACCAGTTAATTCATTAAATGTACCACCTGTTAAATAATCATCTGATAAACCAATATGAGTATGTCCTGTTAGGCTATATCTATCATCAAGGTTTATTGTAACTGTACTTCCAGATAATAAATTTAAATCTAAATCACCAGTTAATTCATCAAAATCACCAGAAACTAAATAATCATCTGTATTTGGTGTTTCAGTAAATCCAGTTAAATATCTACCATCTAAATCTTCGGTTATTGTATCACCTGATAATGTTCTTAACGTTAATTCACCATTTAAAGTGTTAAATGTCATTCCTGTAACTACGTCACCTGAACCACCTACACCACCTGTACTATCAGTGAAATTAGCTGTTAAGGTACTACCATCTTTTTGTTGAAGAGTTATAGTTTTAGTTGCACTACCCGTAACAGTCATCCCAGTAATTGAATCATTGTATGCTGTATCCCAATTACTTGTATCACCAGAAGTGAAACCTAAATCAGTATTATATGTTCCACCACTTAACCTAGTAAATTCAATAATACCACTTGAAGGGTTAAATGTAGTTCCAGTAGTATAATCATCACCAGTTGTAGCTGATAATGGCAAATACCTACCATCAAGGTTAACTGAAACTGTACCACCTGATTGTAATGTACTTTCAAATAAACCATTTGAAGTGTTAAATGTATGGTCAGTTAAATAATCATCTGATAAACCAATATGAGTATGCCCCGTTAGAGCGTATCTGTCGTCAAGGTTTATTGTAACTGTACTTCCAGATAATAAATTTAAATCTAAATCACCAGTTAATTCATTAAATGTACCACCTGTTAAATAATCATCTGTATTTAATATGGTTGAAGCTGAGATAGTTAAATATCTACCATCTAAATCAACGTTATATGTATCACCACTTAATCTAGTAAATTCAATAATACCATCAGAGGTGTTAAATGTAGCCCCAGTGGTGTAATCATCTGATAAGCCGATATGAGTGTGTCCAGTAAGACTATATCTACCATCAAGGTTTTCAACAATAGTTCCACCTGATAATCTAGTTAATGTTAAATCACCAGTACTTACATTAAATGTAGTTCCAGTGATGTAATCATCAGTATTAATAGTATCCCCTGAACTTGCCGTGTAGTTATCTGTTAAGTATTCCCTAGTAATTAATACCCTACCAGTAGTTTCATTACTAATTAAGGTTGTTGTTAAACTTGGTACCACTATTGTTCTATCGGTATTCAATAAAAGAACTTTATCTTGTTGACCTTCAGTTATTTGATTAGTTGCTGTGTTCCCTAATGAGAATACTATATCCCCAGTATTATCACCAACCATTATATTTAGGTTCTTACCTGTAATAAGACCATGCGCTCTTAACCATGGTGCAAAATAAGAATCATTTGGAATACCTATATAGACACCCTCATTGAATGCATCTCCATTAACAGTTGCTCTATAACCTGATATTGCAGCATTACCTACCGTATCTGTATTATTTACAAGATATCCTGTTGCCTTATTATTAGAACTCTCTACATAAAATCCTTCATTATCTGAAACAGGTTTAACTCGATTTCCAAAATAAGAATTTAAAGGGTTTATTACTGACTCTACTGTTTCAGTAAACCCAGTTAAATACCTACCATCTAAATTAACACTTACTGTACCACCTGATTGTAATGTACTTTCAAATAAACCAGTACTTGTATTAAATGTATGACCTGTTATGTAATCATCTGTATTTGGTGTTTCAGTAAAACCAGTTAAATATCTATCATCAAGGTTTATGGTAACAGTTGAACCTGATTGAAGGTTTAAATCTAAATCACCAGTACTTGTATTAAATGTACCACCTGTTAAGTAATCATCAGATAAACCAATATGAGTATGTCCTGTTAATGAATATCTATCATCTAAATTAACACTATATGTATCACCACTTAACCTAGTAAATTCTAATTCACCAGTATTTGCATTAAATGTAGTTCCAGTAGTATAATCATCATCAGTTGTAGCTGATAATGGTAAATATCTTCCATCTAAATTAACTGAAACCGTTGAACCTGATTGTAAGGTACTTTCAAATAAACCATTTGAAGTGTTAAATGTATGGTCAGTTAAATAATCATCTGTATTTGGTGATTCAGTAAACCCAGTTAAATACCTTCCATCAAGGTTTTCAACAATAGTTCCACCTGAGACCCTAGTAAGGGTTAAATCACCATTTGTTGTGTTGAATGTTACCCCACTTAAATAATCATCTGTATTTGGTGTTTCAGTAAACCCAGTCAAATATCTATCATCAAGGTTTATGGTAACTGTACTACCTGACTGAAGATTTAAATCTAAATCACCAGTTAATTCATTAAATGTACCACCTGTTAAATAATCATCTGTATTTGGTGTTTCAGTAAATCCAGTCAAATATCTATCATCTAAATTAATAGAAACTGTACTTCCTGATTGAAGGTTTAAATCTAAATCACCAGTACTTACATTAAATGTACCACCTGTTAAATAATCATCTGTATTTGGTGTTTCAGTAAATCCAGTTAAATATCTATCATCAAGGTTTATTGTAACTGTACTTCCTGATTGAAGGTTTAAATCTAAATCACCAGTACTTACATTAAATGTACCACCTGTTAAATAATCATCTGATAAACCAATATGAGTATGTCCAGTAAGACTATATCTATCATC